GTACAGAGTCATCATGTCGGCCTCACCCTTCATGTAGGTGTAGGCTTCAACAAGTGACCCGTACAACAGAACAGAGTCAAAGTTGTCGCCCAACCAAGAAGTACCGAGTGCGTTACCCACCGTGGCAACGGGTACAGAGAACGAAGTGCCTGTGCCGCCAATCGTGGCCGCCGTAGCGCTCAACGTGTCGCCAACAACGTAACCTGAACCGCCTTGGGTCAAGGTAACTGTAGTAACCGCACCACCAGAAACCACGATATTTGCGACTGCGCCGGAACCCGCACCGCCAGTTAAAGCCACGTTCAAGTACGTGCCGTTCGTGTAGGAACTGCCGCCTGTAACTGTGCCAAGCGTAGCTACAGGAGTTTGAACGATTGACTCTGGGTAGTAGTAATAGTGCAGCTCGACGTTGTACGCTGCATCTGGTGTCGGGCCAACAATGAACGACAGCTCGTTCGAGATCGTCGATCCTGAAACTGTGGGGCCAAACAAAGCGTAGTATTTTGGAACGCCTGTGGAGTTAGGAGTTGGGTACGCCTGACGGATGAAGTTCACATCCTTGTTCAGCAAAAACTCGTACGTGCCGGTGTTCAAGTCGTCGCCTGTAACGTCAGTAATCACCGCCAAAGAATACGTGGCCAAGTAATCACTTGGCGCGGAAAGGTACTTGTTGGACGTAGACACGACGCCCGTTACGTTTTTACGCAACGAGGGAAACTGCACCGAGTTATAGATGCGTTGTTCCGCCTGCTCCACGAAGACAGGAATCTCCGCCACGAAGTTATCCTCCGTGTTCTCGGTGTAGGCTTGGATGGCCGCTGATAACTCGGTGTAGTTCATGTCTTATGCCATTGGTCCGCGAGCCATCAAGCCCTTGGTAGCTGCGCCAGTACCGCGGATTTTGATGCCGTCAGTCTTGGTGCCCTTGTAGTCATTGCTGTGGCTGTTGGCCACGGAGACGTTCATCTCGCGCATGTACTTCTTGTTGTCGCACTCGCCAGCCGCAACACTTTTTGCAGTCACGGTCTTGCCGGACATGGTGTGGGGCTTTGCGTAAGCAGAAGCTGGTTTGTTGTTGATCTTAGCCATGATTAGCCTTTCGACTTTTGGTTTGCAATCTTTGCCAAGCCACGACCCATTTTCAACATGTCGCTGTTGGTCTTGCCACCAGCACGCAGCTTAGTGGGGGTCTTGCCGGGGTGCATATTTTTCTCATGCTTGCCAACAGCAGACTTAATCATCTTCTTGTCTTGAGCTAAATCCATCTTGTCCATTTTCGCCATGATCGACTCCTTACGTCGTTGTAACCGTTACTGTACCAACTTCTACCGCCATTACCAAGTTATTTGGTGTCAGGGCAGAATCAAAAAACCTAGCGCCACCAACAGGACTCCAGCCCCATTGGAACACTCGACTACCGCCACCATACGAACCGTCCGCCGTTAAGCCGGATTGGTAGTACGTAGTGTCAGGTCGCGGATCACGCACCCCTTGAGGGTCGTCCACTGGGTACATGCCCAACTGGAGCTGCGGTTGATCGGGGTCCCAACACATGCGGCAGACCAAGATATTGTAGTTCTTGGTCTTGATAATCTCTTTGCGAAGTTCGTGCAGCTTGAACTGGAATCCACAGCGATCGCATTCCGCGATACTGTTCTTGCCGGACGAAAATCTGTTTCCCATTACGTACCGCTACCGATGAACATTTGACGTGGCACGAAGCGAACCGCAGCGCGGTCTTGGTCTTCGTTGGCAGCATTTTGCCAAGCATCGTCGTATTGTTGCTTCAGGATGTCCAAGCGTGCAAGGCCATCAGGCACTTTGAGCGCGACGTAGTACGACAGGCCAGCCACCATACAAGGAACGAAGCGGAAGGGCACGTCCATGACGTTCACACCGTTGCCTGCATCCTGCACTCGGCGCATACGCCAGTACACGAACTGGTACGTCTGTGAGCCGTCTGGTGTTGGCCACACGGTGATGTTCTGCTTCTGAGAGATCGAGATTGCGTCGCCCGATGTGTGCGCGGCAGCGCTTGTCTCGCCTTGGCCACGGGTGCAGTTCAGCAAGTATGCTGGGTTGCCGTTGGCCGCTACGCTCGTCTCGTTGAAGCCGATCAGCTCTGTACCGATGGTCACGAAGCCTGCTGTTGGGAAGCCGTCCAGCGTAGTCACTGGGATCGACGTCGTAGTAGACGTAATGGTGGCTTGCAGCGTAGCTGCGGTCGCACCGCTGACGTAGTCCTGTGCGTTCAAACGCGATACCAGAACTTGAATGGGGCGACCTTGCGTCAGTTTGTTTGGAATCGTTGCATACGTGGGCATGGCGATTCGCGTGATCGTAAGGTCGGATTGGTTGTTTGGCAGGTTTGCTTGGGTACGGATAACGTGATCCAACAAATCCACCGTGTCGTCTGGCAAAGCATATGTCGGCTGGCCTTGGACCAACGTAATCGTCTTTTGCTCAAACGTCCACATGTTGACGCCACGGTTTGCCCAATCTGCGAACAGAAGGTTCAAAGAACGACGAGCTGTACGCAAGTCGTAACCGGTGCGCAGCTCAGAACCGGCACGCTCAAACGCCTCTTCGACGATCTCGGAGAGGTCTAGGTTAAAACCTGCTGATCCTGATGTGACTGCCATTTAGCACTTCCATGCCCGAAGGCTTTTGTTGATGCGGCTGTTAGGGTCTTTTGCCGTCTTCTCAGACGTCAACTTCTTCTTCATGCCTGTCATGCGAGCGCAGAACGAATCCTTGCGGCTGCCGCCTTCTGGCTGTGGAGCCTTCAGACCGGGCTTGCCGGGGTTCGCTTTGTTGTAGGAGGCACGTCCCTTGGCGTTCAATCCGCCCTTCTCAGACTTGCCTTCCTTACGTTGCCAAGCCGGAGACTTGACTTTGCCGCCGTCTGCAAACACCTCGACCTTGTTCGGATCATCCTTGCGGGTGATCGTACGGGCCTTTGGCATTTTGCTGGGGGAAATGTCCCCCATACCGCGACTCGGGCGCATGATTACTTCTTGCCTTTGGTCATACCGCCGCCGCACATGCCTTTGCCTGCGCCGACTTTAGTGCCGAGCACTTTGCCGCCAGCCATGCTAATCATTGTGCCCTTGGTTTTACCCTTGGTGGCAACGCCGTCACGGCTAGGAGCCGCTGTTTTAACTGTACCCATTTTGGCTTTGGTAATACCGTTGCCTGAACTTTTTGTAGCCATGATGTCACCACCTTTTGAGAATTTTTTGCCTTTATCGGCAGTTGAGAACTCTTTGCCCACGGATTGTGGGACGCCTGTTTTCTTAGCAAACGCTGGCGAGTGAGCCACCGCAGCCATGAAATTGTGTTGTTT